CTGATAAAAAGGTTCTTAAGCGAGGTAAGTTAAAAATTTTCCAAGTAAAACAATATTATATAAATCTCACGCTGGAGTTTAATAATGCGGATAAGTCATACGAAATACCTTACCCGTATAAAACTAGTTATCATAATAATATCGGTGTACTAAATTATCATTTAAGCTCCTTTGTACCGATAAAACAAATTAATAAAGTTAAGTGTTTGGATAGTTCATCAAAATCTAAGCTATATAACAACCTAGTGTATATATTGACTTCCGAAGATGACATTATATAATTAAGTGTGATTGGCGGTTTGTTAAAAAATTTTCCTAGTGGCTATACTCCTAATTCTTCACAGGTAAAGCTGCTAAAAAATATTGATCAAGCATTTAACGATGGTTATAAATTCGTAGTGTGTAATGCGCCTACGGGTTCAGGAAAGAGCTTTATATCAAAAACACTTGCAAACGCGTCTAGAGAATCAACAGAAGATTTTAAGGACTTAATAACATCATATGTTGCATTTAAAATGGACCAATCTGGAATGTATACACACGAGCAAGAGTGTGAGGCTGAAATACCTGCTGGTACATTTGCACTTACTATAACTAAAGCTTTACAGGATCAATATAAAGGACTGTTTAAAGATACGACAATATTAAAAGGTAAGAGTAATTATATTAGTACAATTGATTCTAATATTGATGTTGAGTTGGAATCATTAATTATACCTAAAAATATATTAGAAGATCATAGAAGGAGCCATAAGTGTCCATATCATAATGATCGTAGAGATGCTTTAACAAATAAGTTTGCTGCTTTAAACTATAATATGTTTTTTTCTCTTCCTAATCATGTTAAAAAAAGACAATATTTAATTTGTGATGAAGCTGCTGAACTAGAAGATCAATTAGTAAAAGAATTTTCTTGTAACATTAACTTTGAAATGTTAAGTAAAATGGATATTGTAATAAGACCGTTTTACTCTAAAAATACTGCAAATGTTATAAAGTGGATTAATAATCTTTTACTAGATTTAAGTGATAAAGTTGAAGAGTTGCGCGATACACTTAACAATATTAATACTAATAATAAAAAGTTTTTAGTTGAAACGAGAAGACAATTAGTTGGTGTACGTAACCTTCATTCTAAACTTTCGTTAATTATTGAAACATGGAATGAAAGTGAGTATTTGTTTGAAACGAGTAAAGAAGGGATTACCTTTATGCCGTTAAAGGTAAATAAACTCTCAAATCATTTATTTAAATATGCAGATAAGGTAGTGTTAATGTCGGCTACGATAATTGATCCATCTAACTTTTGTAAAAGCTTAGGTATAGATAAATTTAAATATGTTGAAGCTGAGTCTACATTTGACCCTAATAATTCACCTATTATGTGTAATACTAAGCTTAAGTTAAATTACCATAACTTAAAGCGTAACTTACCTAAAGTTATTGATCAAATCAAACAAATTTGTGATCATCATAAAGACGAAAAAGGTATAATACATACACATAATAATACTATTACGTCGTTTTTATCAAATAAATTAATCGGTTCTAGATTTTTAATTAGAGAGCCAGGAGTCCGGAATGAAGAGATATTAGAGCAGCATTTAGCAACAGACGATCCAACAGTATTAATATCTCCATCGATGTCGCATGGAGTCGACTTAAAGGATGATTTAGCAAGATTTCAAATTATTGTTAAAGCGCCTTATTTACCTACCAAGGATAAAAGAATAGAAAGACTTATGAACGACGATTTTAATTGGTATGCAAATAAAATGCTATGCTCATTAATACAATCTTGTGGGAGAGGTATCAGATCAAAAGAAGATCATTGTAAGACTTATATATTAGATGGTGCTATTGTAGAAAGTATAGTAAATAACACACATAAGTTACCGAAATATTTCATCAACAGGTTTGTGTAATAAATATATATACGAATGAAGAAACGAGCATTCCATTTTGAAATTAAAAACCTCCTCACGCAGTTTGTAGCAGCGTTTGATGATACGGTTATTAGTAGATATAATAAAGATAGAGTAGCTAAGCAGAACATTGAGGTGAGGTATGTGTTTGCTCCTAAACAGCGTGTAATGTATGATATCATTAATAAAGCTCAGAACATAACTTTACCGGTTGTAGCTATAAATTTAACCGGTGTTACGAGAGATAATGATAGAGTGTTTAATAAACTAGCTGCATCGTATTTACCAGCACAAGAAAAAACTGCATCAAAGGTTTCATCTCCGTTTTTAATGCCTGTACCAGTTAACTTAGAAGTGAGTATGTCGATACTTGCAAGGTATATGGCTGATGTAGATCAAATTATATCGAACTTTGTTCCATATAACAACCCATATATTATACTTTCGTGGAAAGTTCCTGCTGCATTTGGAGCAGAATACGATCAAGAAATACGAAGCGAAGTACTCTGGGATGGTAATCTAACATACAACACTCCCACAGATACAACTTACAACGACCAGTTTAGAATTACAGTAGATACGACGTTTACTATTAAAGGTTGGTTATTCCCGGAAGAAACTAGCACTAGCGGTAACATTTATAAAATTGATAACAACTTTATACCAGTTGATTTAGCTAATAGAATATATTCACCGTTAGATAGTACCCAAGTTGATGAATATTTATCTTACCAGCAGCAAGGGTATACAGGACTCTCAAGTTATAGCACAACTGCAGCCTTATGCTCTGAAACAGTAACAGTGTCCGGTATACCAGATATTACTAATTTGTATTATTCTGCTACCGGTAATTTGGTACCTATTTTAGCAACACCAGAAGCCAGTACAATAACAAATATTGCCTCAGGTATTTCAAATACTTTTATTTTTTACGGTAACAGCTTTGATACTAGTTTAAATTTTTACTTAAGCTCAACAACAATGAGTGACGATTCAACTACAGGTGGTGACTGGTTTAGTAATTTTCAAAAAATAACATCAGCTAAAATGGATACGATAAGCGGATTTAAATTAGAAGATACATTTTATACTGTATCTAATGATAACATAGCAAGCGTTACACTACCGGCGTCAACATTGAGCGCATCAGGTGGTAACTTTAATTTTGTAGTAGCTAATGAAGCCGGGTGGGCAGATACTAAAGAAGCTACTAGCTCTATCCTTAACTCAGCATAAATATATATAAGATGGCAGGAACCGGATCATCAACTAGTCCAAATCAGAATCCTTCGTATGTAACTAACGATGGAAAAGCTTCTACTTTTGGGAGAAATCTGATACAGTATATTCAAAACCGTTTACCATACGCTTCAACAGGGCAACCTGAAAGCGATATTCTTAATCCCAAATATAAATTTTTCCAAAAGACGGGGATGAAAAGAGCAGAGGCTCTAGCTAAGGCCTCTGTTTCTTCTTCTAATCCCTATAACAATATACCCATTGGCGACTTTGCAAAAGACTCATCTTTTGGTGATGTCATGTATGCAAACATACAAGATGATAAAGCCGGTAGATTGAGGGATTATAGAATTATGGCTGCTTATTCTGAGGTAGCTGATGCTTTAGATGAAATTTGCGATGAAACTATCAACCCGGATGACACTGGGTGGATTACAAAATTACAATTAAAAGATATTGATTTAACTGTTGATGAGAAGGCCGAGATAGATAAGCAATTTAACAGATATATTGAATATTTTGATCTAAAGAATAGAGGCTGGCAATATTTTAGACAGTTGTTAGTTGAGGGTGAATTATTTTTCGAGCTCATTATTCATGACGGTTACCTTAAAGACGGTACATTAGGGGTAATTAATTTACCTGCTGAAATAATTGATCCTGTATACAATAATATACAGAATATGCTGGTTAAGGGGTTTATATACCGTAAACCAATTTTTAGTGTTGATCACCCAAATAAAATAGAAAAAGTTGAATTTGTTCCAATGGATCAAAATCAGATTGTTTATGTAAATTCCGGGGTTTATAACGAAACAAAAAACTTTGTTATACCTTTCTTAGAAAACGGAAGAAGACCATATCGACAATTATCTTTAATTGAAGATGCAATTGTAATTTATAGATTGGTTAGAGCTCCGGAGCGATTAGTCTTTAATGTTGACGTCGGAAACATGGCTCCACCTAAAGCAGAAGCGTATCTTAGAAAGCTTATTCAAAATTATTGGTCTAGAAAAACATTTGATATGGATCAAAATGACGTGGTTAAAAAGTTTAATCCACAATCGATGCTTGACGCATTTTGGTTTGCAAAAAGACAAGGGTCTGAAGGAACATCTGTAAATCAGCTTCAAGGAGGAGCTAATTTAGGTGAACTTAGTGACTTAATGTATTTTATTAAAAAGCTTTACAGAGCACTTAAAGTACCCTCTATGCGTCTGGATCCTCAAGACCAAGCATCATCTGATGGATCTACAATATTACGCGAAGAATTAAAATTTGCCAGGTTTGTTATGAGGCAGCAACAGCGTTTTGCTGCTGGCCTTAAAAAAGGCTTTGTAACACATCTTACCTTCATGGGGTTATTTGAGAAGTTTGAATTAAATGAGCAAAATATTGAGATAGACTTCAACCCACCAACAAATTTTTACGAGTTAAGAGAAAATCAAAGGCTTGAAATGAAAGCGGGTAACTATGGTAGCTTAGCATCAGATGAGTTTGTTTCTGCTACTTATGCACAGAAAAAATACCTCGGATGGAAAGATAGAGATATTCTTGCTAACAGAGAATTTTTGCGAAAAGATGCAGAAATGCAGTGGGAGCTAGCGCAAATACAAGCTGCTGGACCTGCATGGAAGGAGCAAGCCTTAGCTGGAGAGTTGGCAGAAGGTGAAGCTGCTGTCGGTGGTGAAGGAGCAGGTGTTGGAGGTGGTGGCGGAGGTGAAATACCTGAATTTGGTGGTGGTCCAGCTGATACAGGCGCTGTTGATACAGAGGAAGTAGCCGAAACAGAAGTCGAGGTAGAAGAGCCTCCAGAAGTTTAAAGCAATTAAGCAGGGTTAGTACTAAAGAATTGTGTTCTATAACTTATAACTGCTGTACCGGCCGACATCTTAGCTGATACTTGATCAACATTAGTTAACCCTCTAAAGGTAAATTCTTCACCCGCAGAAAGAGGCCATCTATATTCATCTTCCGGAACCCCTGCAGTATATAATTCGGCTCTATCATATACAAACAAAACTCCGTCACCATGATTACCCTTAATAATAACTTCAGAACATGGAAACCCTCCGACGCCGCCTCCTGATAACCTTACAAGCGCTGTACTTATCTGTTGCTCAAAGCTACGACATTGATTTTTATTATAATATTGTGTTCCTTCGTTAGATGTTGGTGGTAAAGCCATATATTTATTTATGCCTGAATAAATATTTTTATGGCACTCGCATGCACAATTAAACCACTTTCAGCGTTTTTATCTACAAATTTAAATAATAAAATTAAAACTTATGATAATCT